GCGCTCATGTCGGAGTTCGGGATCCCGCTCCGCCGAGCGCCCGAGCAAGCTCGAGCAGAGGAGCGTCCGCGCCCTCGACTCGTCGCAGGAGGAAGCGCGTGAGAGTGCGCTTCGAGGCCTCCGCGGGTACGCCGCTCGCGATCGACCCTCGCGCGATCGGCGCCTTGGTCCTCGCCCCTCCGACACCACAGGTCGAGCTTCGGGACGGAGTCGCGCTCGTCTCGATCAGAGGACCGCTCTCGCATCATGCCGGCGGCATCTTCGACTCGTACGACGCGATCAAGGCACGAGTCGCGCAAGCGCTCGACGGCCAGCCGAAGGCGGTCGTGCTCTCGATCGATTCGCCGGGCGGTGAGTGTTCCGGGTGCATCGAGGCTGCGGACGAGATCCGCGCGATGTGCGACGCGGCGGGTGTGCCGCTCGTCTCGTACGTGGAAGGCCGAGCGTGCTCGGCGGGCTACGCGCTCGCATGTGCCGCGCACGAGATCGTCGCTCAACCGTCCGCGGTGATCGGCTCGATCGGCACCGTGACCGAGCTCGTCGATGCGACCGCGCTCGACGCGACGATGGGACTCAAGATCGAGCTCGTCGCGAGCGGGGAACGAAAGCTCGACGGGAACGTGCACGTGCCGACGAGTGACGGCGCGAGGCTCGCGACGAAGGCCCTAATCGGAGGGCTCGCCGATCTGCTGTTCGCCCATGTGGCGAAGTACAGGCCGCTGAGCATCGACGAGGTCCGAGCACTCGATGCGGGGCTCGTGCTCGCCGCGCAGGCGCTCGAGGCCGAGAAGCGCGGCCTCGTTGACACCATCGGAACGCTTCCGCAACTGCTCGCCCGCCTGGCGGGCGCAAACGCCGCCGCGAGCGGCACCGAGAGGGACCAAGTCATGACGCTCGAAGAGACCCGCAAGGCGCTGCAAGCGATCGCCGACGACGGAGAGGCCGACGACGAGGAGCGCGCGAAGGCGCGGTCCGCGCTCAAGGCCATGGACGGCGACGGCGACGAAGAGAAGAAGGAAGAGCCGGAAGCCGAGTGCGACGACAAGGAGCCGGAGGCTCGCGCGGCGACCGCGGGCGCATCGGCCGACGCGACCTCCGCGCTCGTCGCTCGCATCGATCGGATCGAGGCGTCCGAGCGTCAGCGCGAGATCGCAGCGGTCATCGCGACGCGGCCCGACATCTCCACCGAGCAACGTGCGTTCGCGGCCTCCCTCGCGACGCCGTCCGACGTCGAGAAGTACCTCGCGACGATCGAGAAGAAGGCGCGCCGGAACCCGGCCGCCGACGTGCAGCCTGGCACGATCGCGCCCGAGATCCGCGAGGGCGCGGCGCCCGGGCCCGTCTACCGACAGAGCGCCGAGGCGGCGCGCGCGATGCGCGTGCGCATGGGGCTCGAGGCGGAGAAGCGGGGCGTCGTCGACCGAGGCAACGAGCTGATCATCGGGGGCGTCGTGCCCCCGTCGTCGGTGCGCTGAAGCCGCGTACCTGAACCACGGACCCCCAACCAGGAACCGAGACCATGCGAGCCAAGTTCTTCGAGATTCATCAGACGCTCAGGATCGCCCTCACGAACGCCGCCGTGGCGGTCCGAGGCGAGATGGCGTGCATCGACACGGCAACCGGCCTTCTCGTTCCGGCGGCGACGTCGACGACGCTCCTCCCCATCGGCTACTTCGGCCAGGACGCCGTCGGCGACGGCACGACGAAGGTGCTCGTCGAGCTCTTCGGGCCGGTGCGCCTCGACTACTTCACGTCTGCCGGCGCCGGCGGCGCGATCGCGGAGGATGACATCGGCAAGCTCTGCTACGTCGAGGACGGGGGGCTCGTCACGCTCGACAGCACGGGGGCATCGATCGCGGGTCGCATCCTGCGCGTCGACCCCATCGACGGCATCGGCGTCCGGATGACGGACGGCCTCTGATCTCCACGACCTGATTCCATCCAAAGAAGGACACGAACATGCTCACGGAAGCGTTCATCGCAGACCTCAAGACCTCGATCAAAGCGGTGGTCGAGCGCGAGTTCGAGAGGCTCACGGAGGCCGGCAACATCTGGTGGAAGCTCGTCGCCGTGCAGCGGCAGACCACGAGCGCGAAGGAGCGCCTCGCGTGGCTCCTCGACTCCGCGCGCATCCGCCAGCTCGATCCCCAGTCGATGGCCTTCGAGGAAGCTCTCGCGCTCAGCCTCGAGATCGAGAACCAGCCCAGCGGAGCCGGACTCAAGATCACGCGCGACGACCTCGAGGACGTGGTCGGTGGCGTCCCCGGCGGCGCGGCACTCGACGCCGCGGCGCACTGGGCGCGCGGCGTCGCCGCTCGAGCGGCCTACTGGCCGCAGGAGCTCGTGCAGAAGGCCATCAGGGACAACATCCCGACCTACGACGGCCTCGCGTTCTTTCACACCGCGCACCCGCTCAATCCCTACAAGAGCACGCTCGGGACCTTCGCGAACACGTTCACCGGCGCGGCGAGCGGACCCTATCCGGGCGCGTTGCCGATCCACCTGACCGGCGCCGGTTCCGTGAATATCGACACCGCGCGCGAGAACGTCGCGAAGGCCATCGCCTACGCCGCGTCCGTCAAGATGCCGAGCGGCGACGTCGCACGGAAGCTGCGACCCGTCGCGCTGATCGTCCCGCCCGCGCTCGCGCACGTCGCCGAGCTCATCACCGGTGCCGAGGTGCTGCCCTTCGCGGTCGGGGCGAACGCCGCCGGCGGGGCAGACGTGCGGCCCATCAAGCGGAAGTGGGGCCTCGCCGATCCCGTGCAGGCGGACGAGCTCGGCGCCGGCTACACCGGCGGCTCCGACACGACCTGGTACCTCGCGATGCGCGGCGCCGGCGAGGGCGAGACGGGAGCGTTCATCTACTCCGAGCGCGAGCCGTTCAGCGTTCGCTACCACGGCCCCGACACGGACGCGCAGCTCCAGGCGGTGGACAGCGTCGAGTGGTCGATGCGCGGCCGGAACGCGTGCGCCGGCGGTCACCCCTACTACCTCTTCCGGGCTCAGGCTGCCTGATGGGCCGTCGTCGCCAGCACGTCTCGACGCCCGACGTCGACGACGAGACGGCCATCATCGACGAGACGGCGCCCGACGTCGTCGACGAGACGGCCATCATCGACGAGACGGTGCCCGACGTCGACGAGACAGTGCCCGACGTCGACGAGACGCACGACGTCGTGGGGCGAGCCGCGGAGGACGTCGTGGGGCGAGCCGCGGAGGACGCCTTGCTCGCGCACGCGCGCGATGTGCAGCGCGTGCGACGGCTCGCGAAGTTCCGGCGAGGTTGACGATGGCGTACCTCACGCTCCTCGAGTTCACGAACCTCTCGATCGTACCGTCTGCGGTCATCGATCGAGTGGAGGCGTCCGATCCCGGATGGATCGCGGCGCAGCTCGAGGAGGAGTCGGCCTGGATCGACGCGCGGCTGGCGAAGCGGTACGCGGCGCCGTTCGCGTCGCCCTACCCGCGCGTCGTTCGCCTGTGGCTGACCAAGATGGTGAGCGCCGCGGTCTACGACAAGCACGGCGTGCAGCCGCTCGACGAGCAGGCTCAGCGCTACTACGCCGCGGCCGACACCGCGCGCGCCGAGATCCGCGAGGCGGCGGACGCCGAGCAGGGGCTCTTCGAGCTCCCGCTCCGCGCCGACACGACCGAGGGCGGCATCACGCGAGGGCGCACGCTCTCGTACAGCGAGGCGAGCCCGTACGTGTGGCGAGACCGGCAGGCGCGTCGAGGCCGCTGCGAGGATCGCCGAGGAAGGGGCTCGGGTGGCTGACGCTGGGCACGAGGCGCTCCGCGAGATGATCCGTCGCGTCCGCGGGCTCGAGCGCTTCCCGGAGCGCGCGGCACCCGCGATCGCGCGCGCGCTCGAGAGCGAGCTGCGCCGCTCAATCGCCGCAGGCGCCGCTCCGGACGGGACCGCGTGGAAGCCCACGCAAGACGGACGTGTGCCGCTCCGAGGCGCCGCTCGAGCGCTGACGGTGCGCGCGACCGGAGCCTTTGTGCTCGCGCGTCTCACGGGCGTGGAGGCGCGACACCATTTCGGCTGGGTCCGCGGCGGGCTCGCCCGTCCAATCCTGCCAACGACGTCGGTGCTGCCGAGCGCAGTGGCGCGCGCCGTGACGCGCGCGGCGGTCGAAGAGTTCCGGCGCGCGATGGACGGAGGCAGGGCGCCATGACGCTGGCCCTCACGCACGTCTTCGACGAGGTCGTCGCACGCTTCGCGGCCGAGGCGGCCGCGCAGATCCCGCCGGTCGTCCCCGTGCCGCAGGTCTTTGGCTGGCGCGAGCCGGCGCAGCGGTCGGGCCTGTCGCACCGCATCGTGTGGGTGCCGGGCGATGACTCGAACGGCGACGTCGGCGCGATCCTGCCCGCGCGTCAGCCGAACCGCGATCCACGGCCGCTCGCGACGCTGGGCGAGCTCGTCACGGTGTACATCGAAGCGCAGGAGACGCTCGCTCCTGAGAACGAGCGCGAGCAGTACATCGCCGCGCGCGAGCTCTTCGATCAGTGGCACTGGCACCTCTATCACGTCGCGCGCGGCGTCTCGACGATCCAATCGATCCAATGGGTCGTCGACAAGCTCACCCGGCGCGCGGGCGCGACGCTCCGCGTCCTCGTCACCATCGAGGCAGTGTTGCCGGACGCGCCGGCGACGACGGCGCCGAAGCCCGTCGACGCCAACGTCGACGTCGAGCTGCTCGACCACACGAATTCCTTCTCCGTCACCGGTTCCCCCTGACCTGAGGCTCTCGCATGACCATCCCTGCCGTAATCGTCGACCAACAGGACTTCGCGCTCGGCGTTCTCCCGCCGTCCGGCGGGCGCCTCCTCGCCCTCGTGGGCGTGTCGAGCTCGGGCCCGACCGACGTACCCGCGACCTTCGGTCGCACGAAGGACCTCATCGACACGTACGGCGTCGGGCCGCTCGTCGAGGCTGCGTGCCACGCGATCGAGCGCTACGGCCGCCCGGTCCTCGTCGTCCGCACTGGGCAGACGACCGAAGGCGCGTACGGCACGCTCGTCGAGGACGTCGACGGCACGAGCGTCGTCACCACGGACGCCACGAGCGATCCGCTCGACGATTACGATGCGTACGTCGAGATCGTCACGGGCGGCACGATCGGCGTCGCCGGCATCGCGCTCCGCTGGAGCCTCGACGGCGGCCGCACGATGTCGCCGCTGACGGCGCTCGGCACGGCGAACACGTTCACGATCCCGGGCTCGGCGGTGAAGTTCAACTTCGCCGCGGGCACCTTGCTCGCGGGCGACTCGTTCTCGGTGCGAACGTCGGCGCCCAAGTGGAACACGGCCGAGCTCACGGGCGCGCTCACCGCGCTCGGGCTCTCCGCCGTCGCGTGGGAGATCCTCGAGATCGTCGGCGACATCGATGCCGCGGCGTTCGACGCCATCGAGCTCTCGTGGGCGTCGCTCTTCGCAGCGTCGAAGTACCGCACGTGGATCGGCAACACCCGCAAGCCGAACGTCGGCGAGACCGCGGCCGCCTATCAGACCGCGCTCGTGGGCCTCTTCGGCGCGAAGTCCTCCGTGTTCGGCGCGCTCTGCGCCGGCGCGGTCCAGCTCATGAGCAGCGTGAGTCGGCGCCAATACATCCGGCCCGTGAGCTTCGTGGCGGGCGCGCGCGAGGCCGCGTTCTCGGAAGAGCAGAACATCGCGAACCTGAAGCTCGGCGCGTTCGCGGCCGTCGCCATCCGCGACGCGAACGGCAACCCCGTCGTCGGCCTCCATGACGAGACGGTGTGGCCCGGGCTCGACGACGCGCGCTTCTACGTCTTGCGCACGTGGGAGCGGAGGCGGGGCGTGTACGTGAACCAGCCGCGGCTCTTCTCGCCCGAGGGAAGCGACTTCCAATTGGTCCCCCATCGCAGGGTGATGAACGTCGCGCTCGACGTGCTCTACGACTACTTCAGCTTGCGCGTGAACGAGCCGATCCGCGTCGACGCGACGACCGGCTTCATCCTCGAGAGCGAAGCGGTCGCCATCGAGACGGAAGCGAACGCGCGCCTCCGCGACGCGCTGCTCACGAAGCCGAAGGCCTCGGGCGCCAACTGCGTCGTCTCGCGCACCGACAACCTGCTCGCCACGAGCGAGCTCAACGCCGAAGCCAGGGTGATCCCGCTCGCCTACCCGCGGCGGATCGTCCTGAGCGTCGGCTTCGCGAACCCCGCGCTCAACGTGGTGCCGGTCGCCGGCTGATCGAAAGGAAGCGAACCATGAGCGATGCA